GTGTATAACGTCTGTGGATAACTTTATCATTGGTGACCCCACCCTTTACCCTTAAATGTAATGCCAAAGGTTGAGTAGGTGCGACTCATGTTTGCACCACAACACATTGGCTGGCTTTCCTCGTGGATTGACTTTTCAACCTCAATACTTATTTGACAGACATTGCACTTAAACTCATAGATCGGCATCTGTGCCACCTATCTGTGCAACACCCATAACCTCACACTTTGTGCATTGAATAACCTCAACACCTGGTGGCAGGTTATCTGTGACCTTATGGACAAGCTGCAAGGTAATCTTTTTGCATACTCGGCACTCAAATTGCACTTTGTTCATAGTGTGATTTCCTTAAATTCTCTATTGGTTGCAGGTTAATCTGCGTGACCCACCAAGTCGGTTGTTTGCTATGTCGATAACGTGGCTTTTGAGCCATTGCAATAGGTATCCAGCCTTTAATAACATAGTTTGGTGCTTCACCAGTTACTAGCACGGCAATGTCCGTTGGTCTGTCGTACTCGTAGACAATTAGCTGCCCTTGATCGTACTTAGTCCATTTGACCTCAATGCCTTTGCCAACGTCAGCTGTGTGTTTACCTTTGTCCACAAATGGGTCAAACGGTAAACCAAAGTATTTTGCCACAACCCACTCAGCACCAATTGACTCAGCGATCTCGGCTAAATACAAATGAAATGACTGCACATGGTATTGAGGCAATTTTCCAAGATCACTGGTCATTTTGACAGCAGCTACCATGCACAGACATAGTTCATTTGTTGTTAACTTCATTTTCATCTGCAACCACCGCAAAACCAAATAATGTTGTCACGGTTGTCATAGCCTTTTTGATAGCCAAAGTCGTCATGCTTTGACAACATTGAGCATTTGTCACACTGGCTCATTTTGTAGATAGCTACAACAACACCGTTTTTAAGCAAACGGCAAGTCATTGTGTTTGGGTTTATAAGCTCTACGTACTCACCCAAGTCGGACAACCCATTGCCCTGTGCTGCCTAGTTGATACCAGGTTGGCTCACACTGATCTGCTTTTGCTTTCTCAGTGCAAAAGTAACCGCCCCAAGCTTTGCCAGTTTTTGCAGACTCGCCTGTTTTCCAGACTCGTGTGCCATGTATACAACGTGGTTTTTCCTCAATTAACTGACCGCCAAGCTGCTCTGCGATCTCGTTGATTGACGAGCCAAATGATGCGACACCAGCTTGTTCTGCTTCTGGTGCTGTGGCATAACTAGGCACGTCGCCATGCTTTGTTGTCCAATAGTCGTAATCAGCCTTCACGTCAGCTGTTGCGACTTTTGTTGTTAGCTTTTCTACCTGTTCCATTGTTTCACGTGTTGCCTTTTCTGTGCCACCCATAACTAAAGCCATGACACGCATCAAAGCTGAGGTCACTGTGTCCTCTACAAACCAACGTTTCATGTTTGGGTTATACGCAGCTAGATAGCCATAGGCATAGTCAATACCTGCTGGCTCATTTTCGGTTTGATTACGCCAAGCCTTAGCTTGCACCAAAAGGTAACCTTTGTCTGCGTTAAATTCGACAATGTGTGCCTGCAATCTGCCTTCTGGGTAGGTTGTAATCCAACGATCTGTGCGTTCTTTGTTGCCTTCATAGTTATCCAAAAACGCCATTAACTGTTCTCCCTGTCGTGAATTACTACGTCGGCAATGTGCTGTGACATGCAATTGACGCACGTTTGACCTTGTGGCTCGTGACAACAGCCACGTGATGTTGTCATTGCTATCTTGATGAGATGTGCTAACTCAGTCATTTGCGCACCGCATTAGCTGCATGGCGACCAATTGCTTTGCCGCGGACAACGCCTTCACGGCGACCCTCTTTAAAGCCAATCGAATAACCAAGTGCCATTGTTGTAATTGTCCAGACGCCTAAGAAAAACAGACGCCACCATGACTCTAGCTGTGTTAGGTCTAAGACCATTTTTTTTCTCCCGATCTAGGTTGGTAACGGCTACCACCTAAATAAAGAGTGAAGCATGAGTATGACAAAATCAAGTATTGCGCGTGTCAAACGGCGTGTCGTCTAGCCAAATACCTTGCCGTCAACAATGAATGAGCCGTCTCGCTCAATTGGCACAATCTGTGGACTGACCTTTGCGCCTTCAATACGTAAGATGCCAAAGCCTTGAGTCCAGTTGGCTGTGCCTTTTGTGTATTTTGCAGCTGAGAAACGCATCAGGTTGCCCACCTCCATGCCCCACAATGTCCTGCCCATTTTGTAACCGCTTGACTCTGTAAATGTGCTTATGCCTAGACGGTGTGTGTGACCCTGTACGACCGATTTGCCGTGCAATCTAGCTGCACGTAAGGCAGATGCGCCAGCGTTCGGCGTAGTGCCCTGCTCGTCGCCGTGAATGGCTATCCAGTTTGTCCCTTCGATCGCATAAGGCTTGCGATAAAAGTCAATGCCTAGCTCGTCTAGCTTCATAAAATTTTCATACCGCAGCTCTGGCGCGCCAAGTAATGCAGGCAAACGGCTGGCAATGCTGTTGAACAATCGGTCTGTGTGATTTGATCTGACCATACTGGCTTTTGGTACGTACCTAGTCAATTCCCATAGCAGCTCAACGCACCGGTCACGATCTTTGCCAATAGTCGGCTCGTGTTCCTCTGACAAACCACGCGACCATTTGCTGATCGTATTAAAATCTATCTCGTCGCCAATTGTAATTACTTCATCAGGTTTAAAACGTTTAATAAATGCTGCTAAATTCTTTGTCGCTCTCACGTCCTCGTACGGTACTTGTAAGTCACTGACGACGACGATCTTGCGCATTAGTCCTCGTCCTCGTCGTCGTAGTCAATCGAGCCAATTTTGTTTGGGTCGACTGGCTCGGGTAAAAGCCAACCAGGGTACGCGTCTTTGTCACTTAAAATGCCAAGTGCAAGCTCTACGCTAAAACCAGCCTTACGCAATGCTTTGTAATACTCATTGAGTGCAATGGCATACATTTCAAGCGCAGAATAGTTATCCTCTTTGACGGTAACTACGCGCTTGCGTGTTTGACGTTTGGCTGCCATAGCATAAGTCTAAAGGCTAGTCAATCATTTTCTGGACAAGCCACTCTAATCTGTCCTCAATTCTGTTGACCTGATCTTTGAGGCTTGACCCACCGTTAGGAGAAAATTCACGCATGATCGCGCTGACCATAACGCGCACTGCGCCGTAGACAGCAGCGGCGAGCGAAATGACAACGCCTGCCACTGCTGCCCACTCGTTTGTTGTCATTCCCCAGTGACGCCAAAACTCTTGTCTTTAGGATTTATTGCACGCAAAATGACAGGTGCAACAGCTGCAATACCTGCATGCAGCAAAACCTTTGGGTCAGTAATACCTGCCATGTATAGCGCAAGCATTGCTGCTATGAACGATCTAGCATAGCTGGCGGCAGCTTCTTTGACTTTGGCTTTATCCATTTTTTCTCCTTTTTTGTCTCAGCTACATTTGCAGCAATAACTGGGTAGTCACCTTTGTATGGTACAAATTTTGGTAGACCAAAACCTACAATGTCGCGCTTCAGTGATCGTTGCTTAATCATCACCATGCCGCCATTGCGCTGGTCGCCTGTGCCAGATGTGTTGCCCTCAATGCAAGTAACAACGTCACTGCCATGCTGAAAAGCAATAACAATGCCGACGTGGCTTATACGGTCAATGCCGTCGTGTGGAAAGTCCATGAAAGCCAACGCCCCTAGACTTGGCAATTGTGACCAACGATTAGTTTCTTTAAATTTATGCGCACCAACAGCTGTGCCCACAACGCTGTGCATTTTGATACCAGCTTGATCTGCACACCAATTGACAAATGAACCGCACCAAGGCAAACCGTCTGCCTTTGTAAATTTGCCGTACTTTGTAAGGTTGTTGCCTTCCTCTATTGTACCAACCTCAGCTGCGGCGACTTCGATTAGTCGTGCATTTGTGCCTTGTGGATAGTTACTCATTTTCCGTCACAATTGGTGTGGATTGTTCCGCTTCTCGGCGGTCGTATTGTGTCTTTAGCATTGAAAGCGTAGTGCCGTCCTCATTTGTAATAACGACAATTTCCAAGCCTGTTCTTTCGTCTGTGATTATTTCCATTTTATAACTCCGCTGTAAAGCCTAGAAAGGCTGTGTTTGTGTTGTTGGAGAAAATCAAATAATTTGCCCCGCTTGTAAATCCGCTCTTGGTTATTACAATTTGACCAAGATTGTTTTGTATTGAACCGCCAATACTGATTGAAGTTGGCGTGTTCCAGGTATTTCCGCCTTCAGAATAAAAAGTGGACATTGCTGACGTATCCAATGCCGTGGGTGCAACGCGCATTGAAACTGGAAAGTTTACCGTTGAAAGGATTGTTGTTGTGTTGCTTGCAAAACCAGTGCAGAATAAAGAATAAGCAGGATTTGAATTATTTGCGCTACTTGTTCGGTAATAGTAACGCTGGCAAGCAACCAATTCTGTTGCCATTGTGCCAGTTGCAATTGCAAAATCTGTTGCGGTTGAACCCGCTTCAGCTTGCACGCCCCAAATGTCAATTGTTGTGTTTTGAATACCAATTGAACCAGTGCGTGAATTGAAATCCGTGCCCGCTGAAGTCCACAAACCAACCTGAACAAAACTGCTTGTTCCAATTGTTTTTCCTGAAATTGAAGGCACTGCAACGCTTACTGAATACCGCGCCCATGATGTTGAAATTGTGCTTTGTCCAGCATAAGTATTGACCTGACTGCTGCCACCGCTTCCAAAACCTTGTGCAATTTCCACCGATACTTTTGGCGTTCCAGTTGAAGCCTTTGCCCAGAATGAAACCGTGATTGTCTGATTTGCAAAAGTACGCACGTTTTCCATTTTTTGTGCAATGATCGCATACGCTGCCGTTCCCGATTGACCGCTTGTGACCATGCGTGCAAAATTTGTGCTTTCGTATCCTGTAACTGGTGCAGTGCCAGCGGTAAATGCTTGTGTTGAATAGGTTACTGTGCCCGTATTGCTTACCGCTAGCCAACGATCAAAACCATACTGATCTGAACCTGAACAAGTCAGTGATGTAAATGAACGCTGGTTGATGTTGAAATCACCGTTGATAATTTTATTTTTGCCAGCGTAAAAAGTATTTGAACCCCCTGAAGGCGTTGCCCATGCAAGTCCAGTTGCAGCCGTTGAGTCGGCGGTAAGAACTTGACCGTTTGTTCCTACTGCAAGGCGTGCTGGTGTATCAGCTGCGGTTGCACCGATTAGATCGCCCTTAGCGTCAACAATTGAGTTTTGGATTGCGTTGGCGTCGTCTGTTGTGACCCAAGTAAAATCCATGTTTGTGTTTGACGTTTTAGATAGCACCTGACCTGTTGTGCCGCCCTTAAGCTCTGCCAAAGCTGTGTCAACAGCTTGACCAAATACCTCAAAGTCTGCTGGTAAGTCTGTGACTAAATCGGTTGAGGTCGGCATTTGCCAGCCAAAGTTTGTTGTTGGGTTTGCCATGTTGTCTCCTTATCAGACCACTATTGTCGCACGTGCCCAGTCAAGTGTCGGCGACACGCTTGACCAAGTAAATGCGCCTGAGATTTCGTCCCATTGCAAAGCCTGCAATGAATACGCCACTGGTGAAATGTTTAATGTAATTGCAAGCTGGTTGTAGGACGCCTGAAACGACCAGCCTTCGACAAACCCTTGAAAGATGCCGCCCATGTTTGCAGGTAGATCGTTGATCGCTACTGCCTCGCCCATAAATACGCCAATGAGGTTGTCACGGTCGCCGTTGTCTAGCTCTGGGTTTGTCAGGTCGAACGTAATCTCACTAAAGATTGCCTGTGGCGTTTTGCGCAGGTCTAAGTAGAAATTTGCCTGCTGTGTTGCGTCAGCTGCGTCATGCAAGGTTGTTGAGATGATTTGCGAAAGCGTGCCGTACTGCAAAATTGAAGCAGCGTCGCTTGCGCTCTGTTCTGCGCTGCTATTTGCGCCATACTGAATTGTTACGTTGTTGCGTACGTCGCCTGCTCTAGTTTCAATCCGCAGACCAGCTGCGCGAGCTTGATTTGCCGTCAGCTGCACGTAGCCATTGTTTGATAGGTACTGGCTGCGGTGTGTGGCGTCAGCGTATGAGATACGCCCAAATGCGTCCTCGTAAATGTAGCCTAGACCTGACGTTGCCAGTTTTGAAACCAAAGAATAAACGTCTGTTCGGTCACTAGATCGTGCCGCAAGCTCATAATCACCTGGCTGGTCGATTTCACCCAAACCAACGTTTTCTGCTGTTGCCCACGTTGTCGTTGGCTCGTACGTTGCCCACGTCAAGGCGGCTGGTACTTCTGCCCAAGTGTTAAGCAATAAGTCTGACAAAATTGTATAAATCTGATCGCCGTCAAAGTCTTTTGCTAGGACACCGTTTGTCAATGCCTTTGGCAAACGAGACAACGCGCCAAGTGCTGTCAAGCTGTATGTCTGAGTGAACATTGTGCTGCCTACGTCGCGCACCTCAACGGCAATGTCGACAACCGTGCCCCCAAAAATTGGGACGTATGTGCCTGAAGTATCCTGCACCTGCACTGAAATGCTGCTGTTAATGCTTACAGGTATTGTTGTTTGATTAAGGTCGATCAGCTGCAAATTGACATAACCAGCTTGCGCTTGCTCATAAATGTTTGTGCGCCCTGATCTGATTGTTAGATTAGCCAAAACAGCGTTTGTGTAAGCTACGCCGTCAATTTCAACCAGCCAGACTGGCGTCCATTGCGTCATGCGATTTGCAGGTTAGATGCGCCGCCTGTGCCGCGATAGTAGCTGTTGTTTAATGTGTCAACGATTGTGCGTGCTGTGCCTTCTTTGTCAAATGCGCCTGTGACTGTCAGGTTAATTGTTGTGCCTTGACCTAATCTTTCGGCGTTTGCCCGATCTGACAAACCACGAGACTCTGCTGAACCAATAAAACCAGTACTAGCTGCTGCCGCACTAGCTGCAACACTTGCTGCCTTTGCAACGCCACCACCACCGACACCTGTTGTACCTGTTGCGCTTGGTGTTGAAATTGTAGGTATTGAAGGCACGCTTGTTGTTACTGTTGGTGTCTTAATTGTTGGCACGCTGACCGTTGGTGTTGAAATCTTGCTAACGTTTGGTAAAAATGGAATAGCGTTGTAAGCAGAAATCAAAGCGTTGATACCTGCAACCGCACCTGAGATCAAGCCGTTAAGTACCTTGACCACGCCTGCAATAACGTCAATGACGCCGCCAGCGATCTTGCCTGCCACCTGTAAAGCACCGCCCAAAACTGTGCCGATAACGGGTGCAACGTAGGTTGCGATCAACGAGCCAAATTCTCTAAAAGTGTCTGCATTGTCACCAATTGCATCTTTGACATAACCAAACGCTTTGATCATGCCGTTAACAATTGGCGTAAAAGTATTAACAATTACGTTGCCTAATGTTGTAATTACGCCGCCCAGACCGTTGCCGTTAAGGCTAAATGCACCGCTAAATGCGTTGATGATTGGCAAAGCATTGTTGTTAATAAAACCCATAAGCTTTTCAAGAATTGGCAGCAAAGCAAAACCAATTGTTTCTTTGGCTTCGTCAAAAGCAACCTGCATGCGAGCAATGCGACCTGCGTAGGTGTCAGCATTTTTTGCAGCTGCACCGCCAAACAATTCGGTCAGCTTGTCCTGCACCTGGGTGAATGACATGGTTTTTAATTCGGCAGCGGATAAGCCAACGCCTAGCTTGCCAAGTGCTGCCGTGTTACCGTCAAAGCCTTTACTTAATGCAGCTGCGACGGTTTCTAAAGGCTTGCCTGTTGCCGCGCTTATGTCTAAGGCTTGGGCAAGTAATTGCTGTGCCTTTTCTGTGTCGCCTGTTGATCTAACCAAACGACCTAGTGCTGGTCGTAGCTCGTCGTCTGCCACACCAGTTGCCAGTGACATTTGCAAGATTGACTGCTCGGTTGCCGCAATTTGTGCCTTTGTCGCCCCTGTGGCGTTCTCTAAGGCAAGCGCAAGCTGTGTCTGTGCTTTCTCGTCCTCAATCGCTGCTTTGACGCCCTCAACGCCAATTTTGATTGCATAAGCACCAGCGGCAGCTGCGGCTGCAACAAACGCTGCGCCAATGACCTTGCCAGCCTTGCCGATCTTATCGCCAAAGGTGTCAACATCTTGACTCGCTGATTTGAGCGACTTATTAAGATTGTCGACGTCTCCAAGAATTGAAAGCTTAAGGGTACGACTGCCAGCCATTAGTTGTACCTCTTAACTATTTTGTCGAATGATTGTTCCCATTGTTTAATAATTTCAGGCTGTACAGCTCGCAAGGTTGGATAGATAAACCAACCGCGCGACCCGCGACCTTCACGACCTGACCACACTGGAAATTGTTTGTATTTATTTGAGCCAAACTCAACACCGCCCCAAACCTGTTGGGTGCTTGCGCCGCCACTTAATTTTTGTGAAGCATAACCAAAACTAATCTCACCGATCTTTGACGACTTAGAGACTTTTGAACCGTCAGCAACACGGTTGTCAATCAGGTTGCGCGTTTTGGTGCTAGCTGCTGCTTTAATTTTGCCTTGCACGTAAGTAGCAAGGGCAGACGTGGCTTCTTTAGCTTGGTCTAAGGCTTCGTCGTCCATTGCCTTAAATGACCGCGTAATGGCGCGCAGCTCAGCCTTGTCATAGCTGATTGCGTCCTTAGCCATTTGCCTGCCTTTCCAAAATTTCGATCACGGTTAAAATGTCCTCGGCTGTTTCAAAAACGTTTGGTGGTAACCCTGTTGCCAAGGCTACCTCCCAAACTATTCTGCTAAGGCTTCCGACTGGGTGGCTTTTGGGTTTGCCTCACCTACGATCACCTCGGCAATAGTTTCTGTCCAGGCTTCGATTGGCTTAACAGGCTTACCAGCTTGCTCACGCTTCATGGCGTGATAGGCAAGAAATACAAGATCAGAAATACCGATCTTTTCCTGTGCCTGTGCAATTGTGTGACCTGTCTGCTTTTCCCATTTGACCCACTCAGGCGGTGCAGCTGTGTAAGTGATCTGCGTGCCGTCGTTGTATTCAATTGTGATTGGTAGCTTCATTTTGTCTCCCGATTAGTAGTTTTTAGCTGAATGTCTCGGTTGGTGTACCGACAACAATAAATGATAGGTCAACGGTCTGTGCATCTGGTGCTGCACCGCCGACGCTTGGGAATACTGGCATTACGTTGAACGCATAAACCGCACCTGTTGCAGCTGTAAGTGATACAGCCAAAACGGTGTTTGGTGCTGTTTCGCAAGCTGTCCACAATGCTTCACAAAGTGAACCTGTTGCGCCCCAGTCTGCAAGCATTGTAATGTCAAATGTCCACTGATCGTCAATGTGCTTGTAAGCCTTGCCGTCCAGTGTTTGGTATGTCTCTACGGTTGGACTATTTGCAAGTACCGCGCTGGTCGCTTGTCCGTCGTAGTTAACTGTTGCAATGGTCACGACTAAATCGCGACCAGTGATGATTGTCGTTGGCATTTTGTCTCCTAGTTAGTTTGTGTGTAATAAGTCGAAACGTTTATGTCAGCAACCAGCATTGGCGATTGTCCTACTTCCAACACGGTCGGCTTTTCAATAACGCCAACGACGTATCCTGCTGGCATTGCAGCAAGAATTCCTATGATGAGCTTTTCTAAATTGTCTAGTGAGCCTGCATTGCTGTTGCTCGCGACAATTGCTGTGATTGAAAAATTAAGTTTGACCTGTGTTTTTGACTTGCCGATCAACACGACTTCCATGTAAGGCGAGT